TACGGCCACTTGGTCCCCCACTTGACAGGGAAGGGTGGCCGGCAATTCTGGCAGGATCAACGCAAATTGACACGTGGACGGGTCGGGTTGTGCTGGCCAGAAATCGCTAGGGGACATGGTGTTGGAAATGGTCAACGGGTCCGCTAGGCCAGGTCCCGGGGGTGTCACCCCTAGTTCAATGAAATATTCGGCCTGTGCGAACCCACCGGTTTCACCGGCATTCCATAGTTCCACCCGAACAAAAACACTCATGTCGGTTGGACCCCTAACAACCGGTCGAACCTGTAGGTGAGGTTCCGGACTTGCCGGCCGACGGCCACGGGGTCGGTTGCACCCACAATGGTGATGTTCTGCACCCACCCACCACCACCGGTGGCCCGGGACGTGACCCCGGTGCCACCGGTGACGGTTCCGGCCCCCCCGGACCGGGAGAACGGGTTCAGGTCAGGAATCGATGGGAAGTCAATCCCTTTAATCCAATCGATCAACTCCCGGATCTTGTCGATGACCTTTTGGATGGGGTCCACAATGGCTTGGAACCCTTTGACCACCAGATCTTTCATCGGCCCGACCGCGTCCCCGATCGATTGGAACGCCTTGACCGCTATCTCACCCATCTTGTCGACAATGGCCCTAAACGCGTCGCTTTTTTTGTAGGCAAGGATGAGGCCCGCCACGAGAAGGACGATGAGGGCCACCACCGCACCCACCGGGTTGGCCGCCAACGCTGCGTTCATCAGGAGGGTGGCGATCCTCATCGCCTTTGCCGCAACGGTGGCCGCCTTGTCGGCGGCCGCCTTGGCCAACGTGGCCACCCGGTTTTTGATCTTGGCCACGGTCTCCAATTCCATCACCAACGTCAACGCTTGCCCGGCCCCAGAGAGCCCGTCTGTGGCCATGGCGGCCGCCTCAAGTCCGGCGGCCGCCTTGTCGGCCCCCAAGAACTCGAACCCGGCCGCCAACGCCCCCATGGCCCCGGTAGCCTTGGAGAACTTGTCATCCATTGCCCCGGCCGCCCCGGCGGTCCGGTCGAACTTGGTTGCGGCGGTGGCCGCGTCCGTCCCGGCCCCCGCAATGTCAGAACCCGCATTCTTGGCCGCCTGCCCCACGTCGTTAAACGCGTTCACGGCCCCGGACGGGTCACCGGTGATATCAACGGTCAACGTGGTCACGGTGGGGGTCACTCTCCGATCTGGTCTATGGCGGTGGCGATGAGTCGAGGGTCAGCGGTCATCCAAAACAGGGGCCCGCCCCCGAACACCCGGGACAGGGCAAGGGCTAGGGCGTGGGGTCCGCCCGGATGGTAGGGTCCACGGTTTCGGTCTCCTCCTCACTCTTCTTGATCTGGAGCACCCGGGCCCGGAAGTCCTCAAAGGACTTCCCCGCCAGGTCGGGGTTAGTGCGGGTCATCGCCAACCAACACCACAACGTGGTGTAAGTCATCGGGGCCGCCGAAACCCCCGACACCCCGGTCAACCGGGTCCCCGTTATCTCCGCCTTGAGTTGGTCGGCATGGATGACCACCACCCGGACCGCCTCATAAGGGCCCGTATCGTCTGCGGCCACCTGTCCGGGCGGAACCATGAACACGTCAAAGACCGGCAATTCCAGGGTCGGAGACAATCTAGTTCACCCCCGCCAACGCCTCATCCAACACGGTTTCGTAGGCGGCCAAGACCGCCGGGGAATTGTTATCCCACGCTTCAATCACCCACGGGCGGGCGGGCATGGTGGCGGTGCCACCGAAGACCGGGACCGCATGGTCAGCGGTGTAGATGATCTGGCCGCCACCGAACACCCCCGAACGCAACAACTCACCAGAGGCCACCGGAACCGTTGAGAGGGACGCCCGCCCCACCAGCTCGGAAGCGGCCGCGTCCCCGGCCACGGTAGCGGTGGGGAGCGCAGTAGCGGCCGCCGCCAGGTCCGTGGCGAACGCGGCCACGTCCGAATCAACGTCAATCATGAGACCGCGATGATCGTGAACGTGTGCCCCGGGTGTGCCTTGACCAACGCGGCCAACGCCGCCTTGGTGGGTTTCTTGGTGACCACCCCGCCGACGAATTGACCCAACGTGTCGTCCCGGATGATCCACCGGCCCGGGGTGGGGTCGGGGGTGTCATCGGCCACCAGCTCGCGGACGGCCGCCCGGGCATTCTCCAATTCGGCATCGGCATCGTCCAGGTCCTCGAGAACCCCCGGAAGTGTGGGGTGGTCCTCCAGGTCATCGTCAACCGGTGGGGGCGTTTCGGTCATGGGGTATCTCCTAGGGTTGGGGTCCCAATGATGGACCATTCGATATCTGAGGCGGGCCGGGTCTTGACGTCCCCACCCACCGCGATGGGGGCCACCCGGGTGACCCCGTCGACCTGTCGCCCGGCGGCCGTGTTGGGGACGAACGTGAACGGAACCTCCTGTCCGGCCATATCCCACGTGTAGGTGACCACCCCGGCGGCCGCGAGGTCTTGTTGGATGGTGGCGGTCAACTTCCACGTCAGAGAAACGTTCTCCTCAGAGGGCAGGTCATCACCGCATAGCATGGGGACCGCGTCCAGGGTTTCGATATTCTCGGTGGCCTCCACGATCATCTTGGCCACCTGACAGGAGATGTCGAGGGGCGCGGCCCCGAGCGTGAACACCCCGGGGCCCATCTTGTAACTATTCACCGGCATAACGGTTCACTCTCCTATGGTTTGTGTAGCAACGGTCAACGGGTAGGTGTAACAGGGGCAGACGGACCGGTCCGGCATCAGCACCGAACCGGGGAACACCACCCCGGAGGGGCCCCCCACCACCGACTCCACCAGCTCGAAAAGGGTTTCCAGGGCGTCCAGGGCGTGCGGTGGGGTGACCGGTTCGACGATCAACACCAGATCGACGGTAAGGGAGTACCCGGCCAACACGTCCGGGGTGACCCTAGGTGGTTTCACCCACACCCCCGGAACGTTGATATCGGCCGGGTCCAGGGACACGTCACGAATACCGGCCCCCTTGAGGGCGTCCACAATCTCCCCGACCTGTGCGAACAAGTCACCCACGGTTCACCCCACCGCCGGAATGGTCCAGCGGCCCAACTTGAGAAGTTGGGCAATGTCGGGGTCATTGCGTTGGACGTAGAGGGCGGCCCCGTCCGCGAACGATTGGACACCGGCGGGGGAGTTCTTACGGGCGAACAACCGTGCCCCCAACATGGACGCCCCCAACACCACCCCCGGCGGCCACTCACTGGTGGGGGTCAGGTTCTCCCGGGTGACCACCGGCATGCGCCTGACCTCATCGTTGACGGCCGCCACAATGGGGTCAAGGCGGGCGGTCTCGGCCGGGGTCAGGTTGGCCGGGTCCAACCCCAATTGGGTGGCGACCGTGGCCAGGGTCGCCGGCCCGTCGGGGGGGGAACCCGACGGGTCGGCGACGTTCACGGGAGGGGTCATGGTGCGGCGGTCACCGAGACAACACCCTCAGGGGCGTTGAGGAGGGTTGCGTAGTACCCAAACACGCCCCCGTCAACACCCCCGTTGGCCAGGTTGACGGTCTCCACCCGGATGGGTGACCCCGGGAGTTCATAGAATGTGGTGGCCGGTTTCACCCCCGCGCAGACCTCCCCCGGGTTGACCGCAGTGGTGGGGGTGAAGTTGTCCGGGGTGACCCCCAACAACTCCAGAAACGCGGACACGTCATGGGCGGAGGTGTCGAGGAGTTCGGCGTAGTCGGTGGAGTTCACCAGATACCAGTCCGGTGACCCGTAGGACAACCCGGTCACATCATCTTCGGTTTCGAGGGTGAGTTTCGCGGCCAACGCCAGGTCCAGCATGGTCAACCCGGCCGCCCCAACCAACGGGTTGGCCCGCGATGAGGCGATGAGGAACGCCCGTGCCTTGACGTTGGACAGGGCCGCATACGAGTTCGACAGCCCCGCATAGTAGGAGGCAATGAACTCGGTGTCCCCGAAATCCCAGAACTTGCGGTCCAGGTCATGGGCCCCGGCCAGACGTTGGGCGGTGTAGGGGGCCGCCTCTGTGGTGGGGGCGTTGGACGGAACAGCGGTCTTGTCGCCCGCGTAGTCTGCCACGGCCGGGCGGACCACCCACCGCCAACCGGTGCCCTTCCAGGAGGTCAACGTGCCCGGAGACATCATGTCGACATAGCGGCGGGAACCCATCACCCCGGACCACAACTCCCCCGCGTACGCGTCCGGTGAGGTCCAGATGTTCGCGGTGTTCGTGATCGGTGAGAGGGCCGCCTCAAGGCGGGTCACCGAACGGCCCGTCAACACCCGGGCCTGTGCCTCAAAGAACTCCCGGATAGGCCGGGTCGGTGGGGTGGCGGGGGTCGGGGCCGGGGGACCGGGCGGCAGGGACGCGGCCACCGCCGGGGGGTCGGCCGGTGCGGCCGGCGGGGGGTCGGTGACCAAGGCGGCCGGGTCGGGTCCGGCCAACGCAAGCAACTCGGCCAGCTCGGTGTCGAGTTCGGGGGTGCGGTCGGGTTGGGCGAGTAGTTCGGCCAACCGGGCGATCTGTTCAGCGGTCATGACGGGTGGTGTCCTTCCAACGGTGGTGTTTTGGTTGTCCGCCACCGGGGTGGGGGCGGGGGGGGTCAATGAGGCGGCCACCAGGTCGGCCCGGGCGTCCGGAAACGCGGGGGTCACACAAAATGCCACGGCCGTGACCAGGGCGTCGGTGACACCCCCGGCCGTATCAAAGGTGACGTCATGGAGTTCGACGGAAAACGCGTCGCGGGCCCCGGTGAGGGCATCGGAGAGGGCCCGGTCACCGTCCGGGGTTTCGGCCACATGGAACGCCCCATGGTCACCGGCCGGGGTGGGGGTGGTGGCCTCCAGGTACCCGATGGAGCGGGGCGGCCTCTGATGTTCGTCCACGAGTTTGACCCGTCCGAGGTCGGGGGGGAACCGCAACGCCCCGGCATGGATGAACACCCGTCCGGCGGTGGTGTCACCCCACTGACCGTGAGGGGCGATGACCCCGGCGATGGTGCGGCGGCCCGGAACAGCGGCCGCCACCGTGGGCAACGTCAAGGACAGGGTGGTGGTGGTCACAGGTGGCCCCTTGAATTGTTCCGGTAGTTGTTGATTCCTACGGTTGCGGCGGCCGTCAACCACCCTATGGCGAGACCGGTCAGAAACATGGTCACCGTGGCCCCCTAGTCCACCCGGTTGGGTCCGACCGGGTCACCGGCCGTGTCGAGTGACTGGAGTGGGGTGGTGTCGGTGGCGACGCGTTGCCCGGGTGCACACACGTCGTCTTGTGACAACCGGGCGTCCACGGCGGCAATGTAGAGGGCAAGCCCGTAGTCGATGAACTCACTGTTACGGCCGGTGGTGGTCTCATAGGTCAGCGACGCGCCCGCGTTGGTTGCGTCCGCCATGGACGCGGGGGACCCCACCAACCGGGACATGTCGACCGCGTCCGCGTTCCGCCCGGAGACCAAGAGTTGGCCCTCATGGGTGCCATGGTCCCTGACTTCGATGGTCTGGGGGGTGTATGCCACGCCCCCGTTCTCCGAGTTCCGGGCGGCCGTCCATGCGGCGGTCAACTCCTTGATCTTGTCATCGGAGAGTTGTTCCTCACCAGTGTTGTGCAACTCGGTGAACGCGGACGGGTTACGGGCGGCCCGGGACGCGGCCCGCGAGTTGGACAGGGCCATGTTGATCGACGGGGCCCCAAAGGTGAGGATTCCCTCATGGGGTCCCGGAATCAGGATGACCGACCGGGCATCGGCGGGGCGGCCGTCGACCTCCAGACGTCCGGCCGGGTCGACCGACCACCGCTCATAGGCGATCCGCTCGGCCCCGACGAGTTCGTCAGTATCGCGGTCACGTTCGGCAGACCAGAGAGACCACCCGTAAAAGATCAGATCGTCATA